GAAGCATCAATAACGCTTGTGACGTTGTATTCCATGTCTTCAAGACCGAATACATCACCTACAGTAATTACGCTTGATGCAGGCGAAACCTGAAGCTTAAGCACCGCATTGGTTGCTTCCTTAGGGAAAACACCACGTTCAGCAGCACGTTTGATAAGATAGTAGTATGATGCTGAATCAGCAAACACTTCATTCATTACCATTTCAAGTGCAGCATAATATGTTGATAATTCCAATGCCATTGGTGCGATTGCATCATAGATTACTGAACCTTCACGTGTGTCAATGTCTTCATCAATTTCACCAATCATGTCAGCCATGATACTGTCAAAGTCATATTCTTCAAACATTAGATTTCCACCTCACTTTCAATTGGAACGTCTTCATTCTCAGTATGTACAATAAATGATACAACAAGTTTGCTTTTATCTACTACGCTGGTTTTAAATGTATCTACAGTTTCTATCCTGTCATCAGTTTCAAGGGCTTCCTTGATTCTATTTGGCAGTTCACCCATCACAAATGTGATAGGCTTTCCTTTTAGATCTTCAAGTTCTACACCATAATCCCAATCATAGATGTCATATTTGTAGCGTTCAGTGTTCAGTATTTTGAATACCGCTTGCCGTATCGCATCATCACCGTCAATCTTTCCTGTGAAGCGCATTGTATCTAAATTCATAGCGTAAGTAAGTGATGATTCAGCTTCAGTAGCAAATTCATCTGAAATGTCATCATTGTCATTGTCTACATCAACTGGATCATTTTCATAATCATCATTGTTAGGAATCATTTACTTTACCGCCTTTCTAAAGAATATCTAAGACTACATACTTGTGACCGCCCTGTTGACGTAGCATGATAACCTTTGCACCCTTTTTTAACCTGTTAGGATGTGTTATTTCTTTTGAACTACCGTCAATCTTGACTGTCTCGACATAACCGCTTAGACTCTTTGGAATAATCAAAAAGCTAGAAGATAATTCTAGCTTCTGACCTAATTTGATTTTTAATGGTTTTTCTTTTGTAACCTTGCCAACCTGAACTGTGGTAGGCTTTGAAGCATTAAAGGCTTCTATAGCACACCTTTTGATAAGCTGCACAAAGTTAGTTGATGTTTGCTTATTGTCCACTTGTGAACCCACCCCCTGATAGTACAAGTTCCATTTTGTGTTCACGGTTCTTGAATGTATGTGTTACTTTTTCAACCAGCATGTAGTTGGCAATTGTGACATCATCAAGTTTCAGCATTACTGGTACCATTGAACCAGCACGTACCTTTGTGTCACCTAGCACACCACTTATATTAATGTGTCTTGCTTTCATGTTGTATAACTTCAAGTATGCCTGTGCTTTCATCTTCCCTATGCTCGGGTCTTGAATCTTTTCAGTGTACTGAAGCAACCCCCATTTGCTTATGTTTGCACTGTCACGTGCAACATATAAGTCATATGTACCCTTATCCTTGTTTTCAAAGATAAGCTTGACCTGATTGTACACACCACTGTCGATTGATGTCTCATAGGTGTAATCTTCACCAGTGTCAGCATCAATCAAGCAGCTGTTCACTTTCATCTTGTCAATGTTAGTCAGCTGAAGTGTTCCAACATTGTCATATAGAACGTATATCTGGTCTTTTGACATCATTGTCCTGTCTATTGCATTTTGAATCATGTCAAAATATTCTGAATCATCTTCAACTGCTGACATCTTGAACTTGGTATTTGGCAAATTGCCACATTTCAATCCAGTTCTACTTGCAATAGTCTTGATGATTTGATCTAGTCTCTTTTTGCTGAAAATCATTACATCCTTGTTTTTAAGATATCTTAATGAATCATAAACAGTGTATTCATTGTACGGGTTTTTCGCTGATCGTGAAATCTTGAATACAAACCCTTGAAACATTTTAGTACCATCCACTGTCAGAAGAATCCTGTCACCTTCAGTTGGTAACAGTTTCTTGTCAGTTGATTTGACTGCCTTGAACTTAAGTGTGCCAGGCGAACCCCTGCGTTCCCACTCAAGTGAAGCATCATCAAGAACTGCAAGTTCAAACTCTTGTTCTCCATGCTGACACACAAACTGTGCATTGCATTCAGGAACCTTGAAGTTTTTGACAACTTCCATGTCAGTGATTGCCGTTGATTTTGCCTTGTTCTTTTTAAGAATCTTTTTTAAGTAAGCAATTTCTTCAGCACTTGCCTTTTGAATGTTATTTCGTGAAGTAGTACTACTTTTACCACTTGGATAAGTAGTAGGAACACCACTTGAATTCATGTTCAGTGTCTTGTAGGCTGGATTACCATACCCACGGATTCCAGTTGATGATAATGAGTAACTTCTTCTTGCAACCTTATCAGAAGCGTTACCTTCAATTGTATAGACCTTGCCACCGCTTACTTTTTCAACGATACCAGTATGATGTGTTTCAGTCTTTGTTTTGGGACTACCTACAAAGAATATCTGATCACCACGCTTTGGTTTATAAGAACCACGTGGGTGATATCTACCTTTTGATATGTACCACTTTTTAGCAGTTTCACATGAAGCAGTTTTAGGAACGATACTGTGAGATACACCAGCCTTGTGTGCACACCAAGCTACAAAAGCACAACACCACGCTAACCCATTGGTACCTGTATAAGCACCGTATTTTGTACGGTTCTTACCCTGTTCATGAATACCAATCTGAGTGATGGCAATATCAACAATGTCTTTCACATTGCTTGTTGTGATAGTTGATGTTTTTACACTTGATTTAGGTACTGAAGAAGTGCTGACACTATCATATCTAGTAAGATTATTACTATTGATGATCTTCATTACCGCATTTACATATCCCTTGTCAGGACAATAACCACCTTTCACTAATCCTTCAAGATACTTTTTAGGGTTTCTAGTACCTTTAGTGTATTTCTTGTATCTTGAATTGGTAGTGATTCTTGCATAATCATCAAATGATTCTTTCTTTGAATTGTACTTTCTCCATTTTGTACCACTCTTTGATACATATGAACCAGCAGTACCCTTACCCTTGATGCCAAAACAGTTGTTAGCCTTTTTGGCAATATTGCTTGTACCTGAACTTGATTCATAGATGAATTGACCAAGAAGAACTGAAGTAAGTGAACCATACTTCTTATTCATTTCTAATGCATAATTAATGTATGTCTGACTTAATGCCATATCGCTTCACCTACTTCTTTTTCTTTTTCTTCTTCTGTGGAAGCTTCAATTTGGTACCTGGATAAATCCAGTGACCATTGGAAGAAGACTTTCTACCATGTTTCTTTGCAGCAGCTTCAATAACTTTCTTGTTCAGCTTGTATATATCCTTCCATGAACATTTGTTATTGCACTGTTTCTTTGCAATCAGTATCAAGCAGTCACCCTTCTTGACTTTATAAGTCTTAGGTACTGACTTCTTTTTTGACTGTCTTTTCTTTTTCTTTGCAATAACGTTTTTCTTTGCTTTAGGACTTCCCTTCTTAGCTTTCTTTTTCTTAACTAATGATTTTGTACCATATTCACGGTATTCCTTCAGGTTAAGCTGTAAACCAACATCTAAGCCATACTGTTCAGCATCTTCTACAAACTTGTAATCCTCAACCGTACAAAGAATTCTTGTATCATCCCACGCTGTAGCACCATCAGGTGAATAGCGTGATACCACAAAGTTATAAGCCTTATGTGAATTTTTCATTTCAGTGATCATATCACTGTAGTACTTAAGACCATGAACTTTATCATGCGCAAATGGATATAACTGCATTGGTATAAGTGCATCATCAATAAGTATGTCAGTAAGTCCAGCATCTTTTATATGATTGACTTCACCGCCATTGATAAGCGTGAATGTCTCATTCTTAGAATGATGCTGATATTCAATCTTTGAAGGTGTAATTGGTAAAAGCATTTCACCAAGCGTTACTCTATAGCCTGTTTTTTGCTGATAGCTTGAATAGTTGTCAATGTATGATGTTTCTTTAGCAATATTGGCTGTATCAGCTGCTGTCTTAATGCTTACTGTAGCCATTTGTTAGTACACCCCCTTTGCAACCTTATCCATTTGTTCTTCAATCTTGCTAGTAAAATGTTTAGTGAATGTATCAATATCCATTCCGCCACTGATGTTATTATTGTTATTCATATTGACTTTGATAGTAGCAGTAGTGAACTTGTTGATAACATCACGTTCAGCAATGTCACGTAAGTACTTCAAGTCCTCATTTGTAGCAGTAAGCTCCTGTGCAATCTTGTCAGTATTCTTGGCAGTCTTGTTATTGGCAAGATTTGAATCATGTGCATTTTGTGCAAGTTTTGATGCATTAGTTGCAAGATTTGAATCATGTGCATTTTGTGCAAGTTTTGATGCATTAGTTGCACCAGTCTTAGGATTAAGCGCACTATTAATAGTCTTACTGATACTGCTTTGTGTATTTGCACCCCAGTTGTAACCTGTCTGATATGCATCAGCAATGTTGAAGTACTTACCTTTTGCACCTGACCAGTCCACTGTATTTGCAGTCTTCTGATTATATGACTTTCTATCAAATTTAACAGTAGAAGCACCGTTTGACTGTCTATTTGAAAGATCATTTTCAAGACTGCTGACCCATTTATCAGTTGCATCAGCCCCAAAATTAAACTTTACATTACCAAATTCACTTATCTGATCTATATTAATGCCAGGAATCTTGTTGATTGCCTTAATTAGCCAGTTAACTGCCTTGATCGCTTGATTAGCACCCTTTATGAACATGTTAGCCAATGTTGAAGCAGCACTTGCTGCACCACGCTGAATACTTGACCACACTTTACCAGCGCCAATACCAACCTTATCAAGGAATATAGCAACGTTGTTACATGCCTTGTTCCATCCATTTACGATTGATTCAGCAATACCAACAAAGAAATTGTAAATTGTTTTCCATGTGAAATCCCAAGCATTTTGTATACCTGTCACACCAATGATGAAGAAGTTAACAATACTTTCTATGATAGTCACAAGCGCATTCCATAGGAATATACCTATATTGGCAATGATTGCACCTAATGCAACCACACCACCAGCAATGACACCTAAGGCACTGATTGATGAACCTGTGAATGCATTGACTGCATCAACTGCTGCAAAAATAATAGCAACAAGTGCAACGAATGCAAGCACTATCCATGTGATAGGACACGCAAGTAATGCTGCATTCAATCCTGTTTGTGCAGTTGTTTCAGCTATTGTAGCTTCAGTTGCAGTACCAGTGGCTATAGCATAGATACCTTTTGCAGTGGCAAGCGCACCTGTGATACCAGCATTGATAGCTTCAAGCGCATTCATAGCTAATGTAGCACCCTTTAAAATTAAGAAGGATGTAGCTACACCAGCAACAATTGGTCCAATGATACCCCAATTGTCAGCAATTCCCTGACCTAGCTTTATCAGAACGTTTGCCATTGGTGAAACTATATTGATAAGAACACCAAACGCATTACCGACATTACCAAGTACGTTTTCAGCAACGGTACCAAAGTTTTGCACCATCTCAATAAGTGTTGGGAATCCATTTGCTGTTAACGAATTGTTGATGCTTTCAGTAATTGATATAACACCACGTGTAACAGCTGCTTTCATGTTGGCAATGGAAGTAGCCCATGTACCACCAGCTTCTTTTGCAGCGCCAGCAATATTAAGTACACCATTCCTGCCATTTTCAAAGGCATCTGAAACGGTTCCTATGAATTCCTGTGCACTGATGTTACCTTTTGATAAATCAGCCTGAACGCTTGCGGTATCTCTACCAGTAGCCTGTGCATAGATACCAACTGCGTTGATACCAGCATCAGTGATTCTATCAAGCTGATCCATTTCAACTTTACCCTTAGTGAGCATCTTACCAAGTGCATCAGTTACATTTGCAAGTGTCTCATTCGTACCATCACCATAGAATGCAACCGCATCCATCCATGATGAAACCTGATTTGTAGCCTGACTTAATGTCAAGCCACGTGTAACGAATCCCTGAACTGATGAAGCAGCAGTGTCCAAACCGTAGGCTGTACCCTTTGTTGCATCC